GATGGGGCGGTTCTTGTCCTCGATGTTGGTCAGCCGGACTTCATCAGCAGCAAAATCAACCGCGTCGATTCTGCACTTGATCCCGTCCACATTCAGCGTCGCGCCGACAGGAATGTAATCTGCGGCTTTGAGTTCCTTGAAGGTCTCGCCGTCCTTGCTGAGAAAGACATCTGCGCCGGACTTCCAGAGCTTGTGAGAACCGGCTACCCATGCGCTTTCACGGAAGCCGGTCACTGGCATGGAGGGCTTGCCGCGTACCTTCTTCTCAATGAGCTTTGTGCCGAGCAGGGGCGCGGCTTTTTCCGCGTCCTTGCCGTACAGCTCAAAATAGCCATTCTGGGCAAAGCAGACCAGCGCGTCAGGGTGAGCCTTTTTGACCGCCTCGTACTTCCGAAGTTCTGCAACGGGCAGAGGCGAAAGCGTCTCTGTCCTTCCTGCATCCGGCAGTCTGTCACGGCGGGTTTTTTGCTTGGACAGCACTTCCGCCAGAGCCTCCGCATCCTTTGGGAGCGTCTGGCGGGTTTTGACGCCGCCATGCTCACCGACCAGAGCCGTTGCTGCATCGAAGCTGCTGCGGCAGGGTGCGTCCAGCACATAGCCGTCTGCGAAGGTCAGCCGGTCATGATCCGGCGCAACCGCGTTCTGCGCCACATTTGCCGCCTGTTCCCGGTAGTTGATCTCAAAGACATCTCCGAAGACCTTGCCGCGCTTAACGGCTTTCGGGATGATGACGCGGGCAATGCACTCGTCGTAGGTCTGTTCCGCATAGAAACGGAAGGTGTTGTGATCCCGCGTTCCCTGAATAAAGACCTGATTTTCATTGAGGCAGTGCGTTCCATGCGGACGGCAGAACCACATCAGTGTTTTCTCTTCGGGATTCCGGCTTTCGGCAGCGCGGCGGATGATGCGCTTGTCGATGTCGAAGTCTTCCTTGTAGCTGTCTACATGATCGTCCACGAGCTTCTGCAGCTCCGCAACGATGTCAACGTCTGTGTATTTCTTCATGCGTCTCCTTTCTCACAACTCCATGTCGTGCGTTTTGGATTTGACCGGAGACTTTTTCTCCGGCTGCTGTTTTGCAGCAGTCCTGAGCTGATCGCGGATGGAGGGCTTTTCCTGCTTCTGCTCCTGCCTGACGTATTCCAGCGTCGGCATCAGCTCACGGTAACAGCCCTGCGTTTTCCGCGTCGCATGACGGCGATGGATTTTGAACAGCGGCTCACCATTTTGCGTGACCGTGTTGCCCTCGATCCTGACGCCGTTCCGTGCCAGCAGATTGAAGGAATGGTTAGAGGCGCGATAGGACGCCCGCATACCGTCGTTGTTATAGGCGATCTGCCCCTTGAGCGTGTCCATGACGGCGGCTTTGATCTCCTTCTCTTCGGCAGTCAGGCGGTGTGCCTTCGGTGTTTTTGCTGCTTCTTCCGGTAAGGGCGCAAAGGGGGACTTGACCTCCACGGTTTTTACCTCAATAGAGGTAATCTCATCGTTCTCCCACGCAACAACCTCCGGGTCTCTTTCCTCTATTTTCTCAGAAATGACTTCCTTCTGGGGTTCGGTCTGCTGACGGAACGCATCGACGAAAAGTGCCGTCAGTCCGGGATTGGGTTTATCCACAAGGAAGCGGGAGGCATTCTCCGGGCAGACCTCAACACTCTTCGCCCACTCCTTGAGCGGCTGCGGAATGCGTCCGTCGAAGTCTTTCTGCTGAATGGTGTTTGCGAGGACATACCGAACGCGCTCCGAAGAGAACTGCTCAAGGACGCTTTTTACGGCGGCATCCGCATCCAGCCGGTTATCTCCGTAGTTGGAGCTGATCGCCGCTTCAATCGCTCTGCGGCATTCCGCGTTTGCGGAGAGAGAAGCACGATATGACTCCAGCTCAGCGGCTTCATAGGCGTAATTCGCCGTCTCGCGGTAAATGGGGACTTCCGGCACCGCTTCCACGGGTGCCTCGGCTGCCTTCTCTTCGGACTGTGCTTTCTCTGCCAGCAGCACCTTGAGCTTGGCGTCAATGCCCTCGATCATTTCAGCCGCCGTCTTGCGGATGGTGTCCAGAGAGCTTTTCAGTTCCTTGGTTTCCTTGCCGGATGACCAACCGGCGATGTAACCGAAGGAGTAGTCCGAGGTTTCAATGCCGTACCGTTGGCAGACGGTGTAGGCAACGCTTTCCGCTTCAACCTCCTTGGTGTGCCGATCCTTCTTATCTTCTGGCGCGGCTTTTTCATCCGGCTTGACGGCGTGGAGCTTTGCGTGGGCGATCTCGTGAATGGCGGTTTTGACCGTCTGGATTTCGCTCATGCCCTCCTGAATGGCAATACGGCTTTCAACCGGAGAGAAGAATCCCTTTGCGCCGCCCGGAATATCCTCAAAGGAAATTGGGACGGGAGACTCCTGCTTGAGCGCATCGAAGAACGCCTCGTAGTTCTCGACGGTGCCTTTCAGCTCATCGACGATGATGTCCGGAAGCTCCTTGCCATCCGTCTGGGAAACATCAAAGACACTCACCACCTTGAAGGCAGGACGCAGAACCTCGACCGTTTCCGTGACAGCCTTTCCGTCTGCGCCGATCACCGGCTTCTGCGTCAAAGGGTCAATCTTCTCGCGCTCTTCCTGCGCCTTGTACGGCGCGGGTGCAAGAATCTTGATTCCCTTTTCGCCCTTCATGACCTGACGGTCAAAGTTGCGCTGCCACGAGGTATAACCGGCAACATAGGTTGCCTCCGGCTTCTGCATCGCAATGAGCAGCGTGTTGTTGAAGGAATAGTTGTAGAACTTGGACATTGTGCGGAGATATTCCTTGAACCGCTCGGATTCAAAAAGCTCCTTGATGCCCTGTTCCAGCTTGTCCGTAATTTCGCGGACTTGCTGTGCATTTTTGTTTTCAGCCATCTCAAGCCTCCATTTCGTATTTGCTTCGGGGAGAAGAAAACCCCGTCTGGGATTTGCTCAACAAACGAGCCTTTACCTCAGACGGGGTTTCTCTGCGTGTCAGCCGACGATGAAAGATGTTATCTTCCTTCTCCCATTCAATCAGTCTGTCAAACATCTCAGGGTGCTTCGTGACCATGTGCAGCAGCTCCGAGTCGCTTGCATTGGGACAGAACCAGCAGCCGTTTCTCCGGCAGTGAGCGTAGATCGGGGAAAGCAGCCCATGTTCCAGACAGAGCTTGTAGGCGTCCGCCTCGGTCATACCGTATTTGGCAAGCAGACTGACCTTCTTCAAGCCATCCAGACGGGCGAGGCGTTTTGGCTCATCCTGCGCGATGCCAACATAGCTCACAGTGTCCGGAGAAAGCTCGGCATTGTACTTGCGGACGGGCTGGATTTTGCAGTCCCGATTGACTGCACACATACCAGCCCATGCGAAGCCGCGAACCTCGCCCTTATGCGGTCCGCGGGTGATGACATGATGGAACACCTCATCGTAGGTCTTGTCCGCATGGAGAATGGTGAACTTGATGCCCAGCTCCTTTTCACAGAAGGGCTTGAGCCGGTCATAGATGAAGTCCCGGTGTTCCGGGACTTCGCCGCTTGTATCCTTGTCGAACATGACCTCGCTGAAAACCGCCTCGTCCAGCGGCTCATTGTGCTGTGCAGCCAGCAGGAGCGTCGCCACGCTGTCTTTGCCTCCGCTGCAAGAGGCAACATACTTCGGACGGTTCATCGGTCAAACTCCATCTTGAAGCTGACGTATTTGCCGCCGCTGTCATCCAGCCGGATCACCGCATCATATAGCTGAGGCTTCTTCGGCGTGTAAAGCCCGGTCACGCGGCACCAGCCCTTATCCAGCAGCTCCTTTGCAATCTTCTTGGTCAGCTTCTTTTTCTTGCTGGAAAAGAACTTGTTGTCTTCCCACAGGCAGAAGGAGCATTCCTGGTTCGAGCAGTAGAAATTGCCCTTGCCGACATAGACCGGAGATCCGCAACGAGGACATTTGCCGATTTCCTCCTTGCCCGTGCCGAAACGCTGGGCTTCGGCATCGGAGAGAAACGGGTAGGCTTTCACGAGATCGCCGGTCATCTGGACAATGCCTTTGAGGAAGGCGTCCGCATCTGCCTTGCCGCGCTCAATCTCCATGAGCGTATTTTCCCATTCCGCCGTCATTTTGGGAGACGTGATCTGTTCCGGCAGGACGCAGACGAGGTTGCAGCCGTCCTTCGTGGGAATGAGAGACTTACCCTTGCGCTCTGCAAAGCCGGACCTCACCAGCTTTTCAATGATGCCGGCGCGGGTTGCAGGTGTGCCGAGTCCTTTCTTCTCGGTGTCATCGTCGAACTGATCGTTTCCGGCAGTCTCCATTGCAGACAGGAGCGTGTCTTCCGTGTACTGCTTCGGAGGCGTCGTGAAGTGTTCCGTAACGCTGGCGGACACACTATCCAGAACATCACCCTCATGGACTTCGGGCAGGGACTTCATGGGATCGTCCTTTTCCTTCGTCTTGAGGGAAGCCTTGAACAGCTCTTCGATGGCTTTCCATCCGTTTTGAACGACGGTCTTCCCCTTGGTTTTGAACTCGTAGCCCTCGCAGGAGAGCGAGATCTGCGTTTCTGCGTAGGTGTGCTTCTCGCCGGTCGCACACAGAAGGCGCATTCCAACAAGATTGAGGATTTTCTGCTCCGACTGAGGGAGCGCCGAAACATCCTGCTTTTCGAGCTGGACGGTCGGGAGAATGGCATGGTGATCCGTGACCTTGCTGTTGTCGGTCACGCGGGCAATGTCCGGAGTGATTGAAACGCCGGAGAAAAGCGGAAGCTGGCGGCAGACGATGGAAATGACCTGACGGGCAGTGTCCTCCATATCGTCCGTGATGAACTGACTGTCCGTGCGCGGATAGGTCAGGAGCTTCTTTTCGTAGAGTGTCTGAACGAGATCGAGCGTCTGCTGGGCGGTGAAGCCGTAGTAGCGGTTAGCCTCGCGCTGCAAGGTAGTCAGATCATAGAGCTTCGGAGGATTGACGGTTTTTGTCTCCCGCTTGAGAGAAGAAACGATGGCTTGCTTTTTCTCGCAAGCCGCCGCAATCTTCTTTGCTTCCTCTTCGGTTTTGACCTTTTCCAGATCGGCGGTCAGATCGCCCTTGCCGACATGGACGTTGAAATACTTCTCCTTCTGGAACGTGGAGATTTTCCCGTCACGCTCCACCAGCATTGCAAGGGTTGGCGTCTGGACGCGCCCGACCACCAGCTTCTTGTGATAGAGCGTGGTGAAAAGGCGGGTGCCGTTGATGCCGACAATCCAGTCCGCCTTCGAGCGGCTGAGTGCCGCTTCATAGAGGCGGTCATATTCCTTGCCGTCCCGGAGATGATTGAAGCCTTCGCGGATGGCGGAGTCCTCCAACGAGCTGATCCACAGGCGCTTGAAGGGCTTGGTGCATCCGGCTTTGTCGTAGACCAGCCGGAAGATCAGCTCACCCTCGCGTCCTGCATCGGTTGCGCAGACAAGCTCGGTGACGCGCTTGTCCTTCATGAGAGAGGACAGCACCTTGAACTGCTGGGCTTTATCCTTCGTGACCTCAAACATCCAGTTTTCCGGAACAATGGGCAGATCGTCATACCGCCACTTGGCATACCGCTCATCGTAGGAGCTGGCGTCTGCCAGCTCCACCAGATGACCGAAGCACCACGAAACGATGTAATTGCCGCCCTCCATATAGCCGTCCTTTCGGGACGTTGCGCCCAGAACCTTTGCGATGGACTGGGCAACGCTGGGCTTTTCAGCAATGACTAAGATCAATCTTCATCACCATCCGTTTCAGCATCCTCCGCGATCTGCGGCTCTTCATCCTCGTTGATGTACGGCTCTTCCTCGTAGCCTTCATCGTCGAAGAAGTCCAGATCCTCGTCCTTGGGCTTTCTGCCCTTGACGAACTTGATGTAGTAATAGGCTGCACCCGCAGCACCGGCAAGGGCAAAGATGACGAGGATCATGCCGATGTTGGATTTCTTTTCGGGTTTAGGGGCGGGGACATCGGTTTCCGCATCCTTGTCCGGCTCAGGTGTAACGGGGGCTGTGCCGTTGCATTCGCTCATGTTGGTCTTGCAGACCGGGCAGTCTGTGTTGACCTGACCGGCAGCGCATTTCTCCTTGCAGTTACAGGTAGTCAGAGCAGCCGCAGTATCTTCGTCCAGCAGCGCAAGCAGATCGCTTTCATCGACCATGTTCAGGAAGTACGTCTGATACTGTTCCTCGTCTTCGTTGATCGGCGCATCGTAGTCGATGACAATGAAGAAGGTATTGCCGCTCTTCGTCTGGACTGTGATGAACTGCTTGTTGGTTGCCCTGTCATAGAGCAAGTCGCGGGTGTGGGCGTTGCCCTCATCGTCAATCGGCTCACCCTTCGGCTTTTCAGGGGCGGGAGTGACTGCGGGCTGCTGTTCCGGCTGGGTTGCCTCGGTGACGGGAAGGTTCTGCTCGGTATCATCGGCGTAGGCAAACGCCGTCACCGAAAAGCAGGACAGAACCATGACGCAGACCGCAAAGACGGTCAGAAAACGAAACTTCTTACGCATTGTCGATTACCTCCGTATTTTCAGCGGGTTTGGTGCCGCCCTTCATGGAAGACAGGAACGCCATGATCTGATCCTTGTCCATCACCATAGAGCGCACGGTGTTGATGATTTCAAGGTTTTCCAGCTCTGTCTTCTTGTCGTACAGCTCCTTGAGCTGACCTTCGATTTCGGACTTCTTCTTTTCAGCTTTCTCAATGTCGGAGAGGACTTTCTGATACTTGGGATTCATGAAAAAACTCCTTTCTTTTAATAGGCGGGTCTTCCGAAGGCGTAGAAATGCTGCTGCCAGTAGGAAGAGTTGATGGATGTGTACTGAATGGGATCGCCGCAGTGGATCATGACCCCATCACCGACGTAAATGCCGACGTGGGACACACCGGGGGTGTCATACGTCCCAACGAAAAAGATGAGATCACCGGGCTGTGCATTCGCCTTTGAAACCGGCGTACTGATGTTGTAAAGCCCCTGTGCGCCCAGCCGCCCGGTGTTCACAAGCCCGCTGTTCGTGAGGACATAGCTGACGAAGCCGGAGCAGTCAAAGGACGTGTCAGGATTGGAGCCGCCCCACACATACGGATAGCCGAGATACTTTTCCGCCTCGGTAATCAGCGTTGCAAACTTCTCGTCGTTCAGGTATTCCGGGTTGACATCGTAGTCGGCGGGAGGATTTGTGATGTACTTGTCCACATAGGGAGAGTCACCGAACAGATCCTCGCGGTTGCCCAGCACCGACATATACGTTGCGTACATGGAAAGCTGTTCCTGAGACATGATGTAGACCGGGACATGGGAGAGATTGAAGTTTTCGAGCTTCACGTTGCAGATGTAGTAGTCATACGGGACGCGATAGGTTTCCGTGTGCGTGTTGCCGTCTGCATCCGTCCATGTGTCGGTCTCCGTGCGGTATCTGGTTTCGACGATGACCTCTTCTGTGAGGATATACTGCTTTTCAAACAGCATTTGAAGCGTACCCTGCACCTCGTCCAGCGTGAACTCGCCCTCATGGAGAGCCGAGAGAATGGAGATCAGCACATAGGGGTCATGCTCAATGTCATCCAGATCGAAATGGTATTCGTCGTAGTCGTGGGTGCTTTCGTAGGTGTCGAGATAGCGTTGCAGCTCTTGCTCCATTTGGCAATACTGCGCCTCCGCGCCAAGCATCGCGTCATCCTCGCTGAGATAAGAGGAAGCGATAACCGACGAGCCGGTAGAAGTAAGCATCGAACACGAGCTGATTCCAGCACCGAGCAAAACGAGAAGGGCAATTCCGACGCCGATCCAGATGAAGACCTTCTTGTTCTTCTCAAAGAACTCCTTGATCTTGTCGGACACCTTCTCACCGAGCTTCTTGCCGGTATTCTTTGTGGCAGTCCCGGCAGTCTGAGACCCGGCATTTCGAGCGGCGGCATATTCCTTCTTAATGTTCTGCTTCTGGTAGTGCTTGTTCATGTTCTGCTTCTTCATCTCAGGATGCTCCTGCTGATTTTTCTCATATTGGAGCTTCGCATCAGCGACATCCGCCTTGTGTTCCAGCTTGGAGACCTTCTCATAAGGCTTGTTGACGCTGCTTTCCCGATGATGACTGAAATGCCGAGCGGCAGTCTCAGCGGCGATCTCCGTTTTATGCGCCGCCTCAACCGCCGTGTTTTCCTGTTCGACCTCATGGATTTTGCCGTGAATGCCGGAAGCGAGGGTGTCACCGACCTTGCGGACGGTTTTATCTGCTTCAAATTGCAGCTTGCCTTTGCCCTTTGGCTTTTTCAGCTCATCCTCAAAATGAAGGCGGGTTTTGCCCTTGCCGGTCTCTTCATCAAAAACGCGCTCCTTCTTGAGAACCTTGTGCGTGGGCAGCTTCTCGCGGGCAGCGTCCAGACGCTCATGCGCCTTTTCTGACTTTCTTTCGAGCTTCTGCATCCGCTTCGTGGGCGGAACGGCATCGTCCGAGACCGGCTTTGCGGAGGCAGTCTCCGCCGCTTGGGAGAGAACAGCATCCGCGTCAACGGCTTCAACCGCAGAGGTCTTGCGCAGCTTGTGCGTGACAACTGTTTCGGCAATCACTGTGCCGGTATGCGAAGAAACGCCGTGCTGCTCCAAAACAGGAGGCTTGAACGGCGTTTCCGACGAGGACAGCGGTTTGGCTGCATTCTGGGGTGGATTTTCTGTCCTTTTCTCTTCTGTGACGGACGTTTCCGAGGGCGACTGTGTGTCGTTATCTTCGGCGTGTTCCATCTGAAACTGGCGCTGCTGACGGCGCATCTGCACCTTTTTCTGTTCCTCCGCAGAAAGAGCTTCGGAAGGCTCGACTGTCTCACCGGGCTTCACCAGCTCCGCATCTTCCAGCCGTTTTGACACACGCTGCTCGGTACCAGCCGTCAGGTTTTCCTCGACTGCGCCGTCTCGCGTCATCCGCAGAACAACCTTGTCACGGGCTTTGAGTTCCGGTTCCTTGGGCATCAGATTTCACCTCCAATCCGCTTGTAGGCAAGCTCGGTGTATTCAGGGTTCAGCTCGATGCCGACGAAATGACGCCCCATCTGCGCAGCAACCATGCCGGTTGTGCCGCTTCCCATGAACGGGTCAAGCACAATGCCGCCTTCTGGACAACCGGCGAGAAGACAGGTTTCAACCAGCTTTGGAGGGTAGGCGGCATAGTGACCGCCCTTGAAGGGGACGGTGTTGATCTTCCAGACATCGCGCTTGTTGCGGAGCGGATTGATGTCTGCGTCCTTGATCTCGCCATGCTCACGGGGGCGGTTGATGGACTGCGGCTGAGGCTGACCGGGAACGGGCTTTCCGTATTTGTTACCGCCCTTCATGCCGCGCTTGAGGCGTTCTGCCGTTGCAGGGGCAATCGGTTCGGAAATTGCCTTGTAGTCAAAGAAATACTTCTTGGACTTTGAGAACAGGAAAATATGCTCATAGCAGCGGGCGCAGCGGTCTTTCACGCTCTCCGGCATGGGGTTATCCTTCATCCAGATGATGTCGTTGCGCAGATACCAGCCGGTATCGCGGAGGGCAAAAGCCAGCATCCACGGAATGCCGATCATGTCCTTCGGCTTGCAGCCCTCAACCTTGTTGTTGAGAGCCACAGCCTGACCGTTTCTGCCGTTGGGGTTCTTCGGGTCAATGAAATCTCCCTGATTGCCTTTCCCAGCGTAGGTGTCCGAGATGTTCAGCCAGAGCGTTCCATCCGGACGCAAAACGCGCCTGACTTCGGTAAACACTTCCGTCAGGCGCGAGATGTATTCCTTCGGCGTTGTCTCTCTGCCGATCTGAGCCTCCATACCGTAATCACGGAGCGCGTAATACGGAGGGGACGTCACACAGCAATGAACGCTGTCATCGGGCAGAGTTTTCAGGATTTTAAGGCAATCGCCGGTATGAATGATGTCAAGCTCTATAAAAACCAGCTCCTTTCTTCGGATTTGAGCGCATATCAGTCGGAGTAATACTCGTCCGGCTCGTAGTCCTCGTCTTCCATGAAGTCCTCGTCGAGATTGTCAATCTCGTCCGCCCAACGGTCGAAGATTTCCTCTGCTTCCTTCGCCGCCTCACGATAGAGGTTCAGGCGGTTCTTCTCAAAGGCGGCAAAGGCGGGGATGAACTTGCCGAACTCACGGATTGCCTTCACATCCTGCGTGCGCATATCTGCGACGCACTGAATGATTTCGGACATCGTGAGCAGATCGTCGATCATCAGCTCATACTCGCCCTTGGGGATAGAAACGGTTTCATCATCACCCGCGTCAGCGAAAGGGGTATTCTCATCGTTGTTGCTGCACTCAGAAACATCAACATTGAAGTAAAAGCCGATCATATCCACGGCTACTTTGGTCATAATCTGACGCGCTTCCTTGACCTTTTCGTCGATGTCCTCCCTCACATGGAGGTAGGCGCGGTGATGCTTCTTGAGGTCGCTTTCCAGTCGGATCAGATCGGTCAGCTCCCACAGAGCCTTAAACAGCGCGGAGGTGTTCTCTCCGTATTCGATAGCGTCCGCGTAGGGAATGGTAATCATCTTGTTGTTCATGTTCAAAAATCCTCCTATCAGTTCTGTACGGTTTCTTCGGGTTTGGTGGTCATGATGCGGTAAAGCTGGGTGTCCTTCGGGAAATCGTCCTTGAAGGGAACGATGGTCGAGCCGTAGAAGATCAGCCCCTCACCGGCATTGGAATTGGTGATGTAGTTCTGCTGGCTGGGCGAGATGTTCAGCGCCTTCGAGAGAATCTGCCGGTCGCCGGACGCCTGATTCAGAAGGTAGACAAAATCCGAGTTTTCAAAGATGTTCTCTACCTCGCGGGACGCAAGAAGATCCTTGACGTTCTGGGTGATGCCGGTGGGGATGCCGCCCCACTTTCTGAAACGCTTCCAGATTTCCACGCTGTACGCGGCGGTCTGTTCCTCTTTCAGCAAAAGATGGAACTCGTCCATGTAGTAGCGCGTTGCCTTGTGCTGGGCGCGGTTAATGGTGACTCTGTTCCACACCTGATCCTGCACAATCAGCATACCGAGTTTCTTGAGCTGCTTGCCGAGTTCCCGGATGTCATAGCAGACGAAGCGGTTGTTGACATCCACATTCGTTCTGTGATTGAAGACGTTCAGAGAGCCGTGAACGTAGATTTCAAGGGCAGTTGCGATGCGCTGTGCCTCCGGCTCCTTCTGATTTCTCAGAATGTTGTAGAGGTCTTCGAGGATCGGCATTTTCTCCGGTTTGGGGTCTGCAAGAAACTCCTGATAGACCATGCGGACACTGCGGTCAATGATGGTCTTCTCAACCGGCTGCAAGCCGTCCTTGCCGCCGACAATCAGCTCACACATGGAGAGGATGAAGTCGGATTTCAGCGTCAGCGGGTTTTCCTCTTCGGAGTAGTTCGTGTTGATGTCCAGCGGATTGATGTAATCCGTGCTGACCGGCGAGATGCGGATGACTTGACCGCCGAGCTTCTGAACAAGGGGGAAATACTCGGCTTCGGGGTCGCAGACGATGATGTCATCCTCGGTGATGAGGAAGGCGTTCGTCATTTCGCGCTTGGCGGAGAAGGACTTACCGGAACCGGGCGTACCCAAGATCAGCCCGTTGGGGTTCTTGAGCTGCTTGCGGTCAACCATGATCATGTTGTTGGATAGCGCATTCAGTCCGTAGTAGAGAGCTTCGCCGCCCTGAAAAAGCTCCTGCGTGGTGAACGGCACGAAAACCGCTGTGCTGGAAGTGGTCAGCCCGCGTTCGATCTCCACCTGATTGATGCCGATAGGCAGAGAGGACATCAGCCCCTCTTCCTGCTGGAAGTCAAGACGCTTGAGCGCACAATTATACTTTTGGGCAATGGCGGCGGTCTGGAATACAGCATTTTCGAGCTTCTGGCGGTTGGTTGCCGTGTTCATGATGAGGATGGTCACGAGGAACAGCCTCTCATTGCGGGTCTGGAGATCCTGCAACAGACGCTTTGCCTCACCGCCGAAGGTGGCGAGATCGGACGGGATGATGTCCATATCGTAGCCGGAGCGGACCGCCTTTTTCTGCTCTTCAATCTTCATCTTGTCGAGGTCGGTGATCTTCGACTTGATGCTCTTGATTGCCTTCGCCTGGTCAATCGTCCGGATATGAAAATTGACCGTGATGTTGCTGTCCATCTCAAGGAAGTCGGCAAGCATACGGTCATTGAGTTCCGGCGCGAGGATTTGCAGGAAGCTCACCGCACCGATGGTTCTGCCCATCTTGAAGCACTTGCCTTCACGGAAGTCAAAGGAAGTGGGCGCGATGAAGTCCTTGCTGGAAAGCCCTGTCCGGGCAACCATATCGAAGGAAAAGCGGAACGGCTCATTGGTGTCCATATTGAACACATCATGAAGCACTTTCAGCCGTTCGTAGCCGGACAGCGGCTCGGTTTTCACGCCGAGAGTTTTGAAGTTGTTGAGGATGTCGGTTTCAATGCGTTCGAGCTTCGGCTTTGCCGTGCGGAGGGAGTCCGCCTCAATGCCGAAGGTGATGTACTTCTTCTTGATCAGCCCGTTGTTGCCCTTGGTGAGCTGGTTTTGCAGCATACCGGAATACTCGGAGCGGATGTCGTTGAAGGCGTCCTCCTGTGCCGGAATGTTGATGCGCTTGCGAAACTCATTCAGGCTTGCCTTCTGATTGATGAAGGAGAGCTGGACGAAGATCGAGCTGTCGAAGTAGTTCAGAAAGTCGCACCAGTTCTCAAAGATGGCAGTTTTGTCCTCGTTCTGCGCAAGCTGGTAGTTGATGTCCTCAAAGGCGATGGACTTCGTGTAGAGGCGGCTGTTCACCTTACAGATACCGTCACGGCACATCTCCAAATAGGGGATGGTCTGCTGGGCGGACTTGCGGACTTTCTTTGCCTTCCTGTCCTTTTTCTTCTGCATGACGATCCGCTTCTTTTCCTGAGCGGAAAGGGCATTGCCGTAAACGACACCGTTTTTGACGGTCATCTTAGGCTTTGCCTTTGCTGTGCTGTTGTTCAAGCTGCAATTCCTCCTGTTCTTTGATTTTCTGCTGAATCTCAGCGTAGAGATTGTTCGTGCGATAGGGACGCACCTTGTCCCGGATGAACATGGACTGTACGATGTGGTACAGATACTTTTCGGCGGGCTGACCGTCCTTCTCGTAAAGCGCGAAGAAGATGAACGGAAGCATGATCACCACCATCAGCATTGCCGCCGTAGACAAGTCGAGATGCGCCTTTGCCAGAAAGAAGATCGGGACGCCGACTGCCGCAGCGATGGAAAAACAAATGAGCTGCCGCTTGGTCAGGTTGAACATGACCTTCGTTTTGACGCGGTTAAGATCCTTCGGGACCGGAACAAATGCCATTGACTGTTTCCTCCTTTCTAAGCTGCTTTTCGTAGCGCAGCTTCATTTGTGCGGGATATTGATCCTCCTTCGGCTGACGCTTGCCTGTCCAGCGAAGCCCACCCGCTTTGCCTTGACAAATCCAGCCGGAAGCCCGAAGGCTTGCACCGTTTTCGCTTTCCAGCGTGTAGGTGATGATGCGCTTATAGCCCATAGCCGCAGCAGCTCTTGCCGCCGCGCCGTAGAGAAAGCTGCAAGCGTTCTTCGCCCCGTTGGTGCATAGCCTTGTAACCTCCAATGTGAAGCCGTCATCCAGATACCGGCTGACGGGACGCCCAGCGATGATTACGCCGACCAGCTCACCGTCTGCTTCACAGCCGATGGAAAACTTGTGACCGGCAACCGGCTTATGATGCCGGTGATGCTGCCGGACGTACTCGTTGGCGTCACGAAGAGAGATGGGTCTTAGCCGCAGCATGGTGTTTCCTCCATAGGAAGATGCGCCGTGCATTCGACCTCGTTGCCCCAAACATCCCAGCCTTCGGGAGACTGACGGGCAAAAAGCTCTACGCGGGGAAGGTCTCCCATGAGCCGAACAATGCGCTCCCGCGCTTCATCCGGCTTTTTGGAATGCTCTTCAATGTGGCTGAGGATGACCTGACGCACACCGGCGTCAACACGCTTCGGATGTCCCTTCGTAGCAAGGATGCAGATTTCGGCATTCGCCCTTGTCCAGTAGCCCATGCCGGTAAAGAGATCGTCGTTCTTACGGTTTTGCTTCACCCATACAAAAGCCACGGTCTTATAGGAAAATCCCCATGCCGTCAGCACTTCGAGTGCTTCACAGAGGCACGGGAACGTGATCCAGAGGAACAGGGCGCAGTCCTTCGCGGCAAGCTCACCGACCGGAAGTGCCTTGATGTCTTCAATGCACATTGTCGGGTAGTGGCTTTCTGCCGACCGTCCCTGTCCCTTCTTGGAGTAAGTCCGATACGCCCAAGGGGGATCGGCGTAGATGATGCTGTACTTCTTCATGCTGCCGACCTCCTTAGTGCGCATGGAAAATGGATTTTGCGAGGCTTCCGGTCTTGAACAGCGAGAAGCATAGAATGACCGTATACGCTGCCACAGAGAACAGAGCCGAATGAATGTTGTCTGCGATGATCATGCCGTTGATCAGCACCGCATAGATGCCGACGCAGACCATGATGAGAAAGCCCTGAAATGCCAGAGCAAACAAGCCTTTCAGATAATTCGTGCCGATGCTGCCCCATTCGCGGTTGCTCATGGTTGCGATGGGAATAGGCGCAATACTCACGGTGCAGTAAATCTCAATCATGCGCCCGTAGAGAATGACCGTAATGAGGATCGCCATGATTTTGAGGCACAAGCTGATCAGAAGCGTTTCTATTGACAGACCGAGCAGTTCTCCGACGCCCATGTTCTCCATGCCGGTACGCATCTGCGCAATCGTCGAATCAATATCAATGCTGGTGTTGCCGTGAATGACACCGGCTGCACCGGAAACTACGTTCTGCCCGATGTCGAATACTGCCATCACGATGTCAAAGGTGTGCGTCACGAGATAGATCGCCACAGCCGCCTTGAAAAACCACTTGAAGAACATCCAAGTGTCCATGTCGTGAAGGTTGTTTTTCTCGGTGATCATGGAAATCAGCTCGTAGCACAAAACGAAGGTGATGATGATACCAGCGATGGGGACTATCACGTTTTCGGATAGTCCCCGGATCATCTGGTACACGCCGCCGTTCCAGCCGGACGGAGTTTGCCCGACCTCGGCGGCAATCGTTCCTACCTTCTCGTTGACATCGGTGAACATATTGGTCAGGTTGCTCTCGATCCATCCGATCAGCATATCCTTGAGAGCCTGTTCGATCTTTTCTAAAATGCTGCCCAATATTTCACCACCCTTCGGTTAAGCTGGGCTTGCCGCGGATTAGCCGAACAAACCGGAGAGCAGGGGGATGAGGGGCGTGCCGATCAGCACCACACCGCCGCCAGCCCAGAGCTGCTTGATGCCCTGAGACTTGGCGCCGGGGTTGTCGTTGCCGTAGCCTTCCATGAGGTTGACAACACCCCACACTGCGAGACCTGCGCCGAGGGCGATAACGAGCGTCTGAAGAACCGTGACAGCCTGATTGATGAAAGCCATAGATTTTCCTCCTTGATTTGAAAAAGATTGGTTGTGTATTTTTGAAAATGGGCATAAAAAAAGAAGCCCCGTCGCTGTTCTGCTTTGGGAGCCATCAGGCTTTACCCACTGCGCAGTGCAGCGACGGGGCTTTAATCCGCTTCGACCTCGCCCATATCATAGAGGTCGAATGTGTCATCGGGCTTGACTACCAGCTTGTGCTGCCGGTACTTCTCGATGTCAAAGGCGTTCCGCTTGTCGTAGTCGGAGAGCTGCCGGTACTTTGGATGCTTCGTAATGTCGTATTTGTTACTGAGAAAAGGTCTCACGCCTCGAAGCTGCAAAATACACTTGGCTCCGTCCATGACGGCGATCTCATCTTGAGACATCAGTTCCTTGCCGGTTTTCTGGTAATTCAAGCCGTAGGAGTTGTTGCTGGAACGGGTTTCTGAGGTGTTGTAAAGGTCGATTGTCTCCTTGCCCAGCACCTCGCTGATTTCCTTGAGCGTGGATTTCTCCTTGCCGCCGAGGAAAAGTGTGCAGTCACAGTTGCCTGTGATGGTGTCAGCCGCGTCCTTGTAGATGGTCTTGAGCTGAGACTGGGACTGCAAGATGATTGACGCCGAGATTTCCCGGCTTCGGATGGTTGCGATGAGCTTATCAAACTTCGGGATTTGACCGATGTTCGCAAACTCGTCCAGCAGACAGCGAACATGGACGGGAAGCCGTCCGTTGTAAACGTCATCTGCTTTGTCGCAGAGAAGGTTGAAGAGCTGAGAATACATGATCGCCACGACGAAATTGAAGGTGTCATCGGTATCGGAAATAATGACGAACAGCGCCGTCTTCCGGTCTCCGATGGTGTCCAGTTCCATCTCATCGTAGCTCATCAGCTCCCGCAGCTCTGCAATGTCGAAGGGCGCAAGCCTTGCACCGCAGGAAATCAAAATCGACTTGGCAGTTTTGCCCGCCGCCAGCTTGTATTTGCGGTATTGCTTGACCGCAAAGTGGTCAGGGTCGCGGGCTTCCAGCTCGTCGAACATGACATCCACAGGGTTCTTGAATGTCTCATCGTCCTCTCTGGCTTCCGAGGCATTGATCATTTCGAGCAGGGTAGTAAAGTTTTTCTCGTGGTCGGGTGCCTCGTACCAGATGTAGCCGATGAGAGCTGTGTAGTAGAGCTTTTCCGCCTTTACCCAAAAATCTTCGCCGGACTTATCGCCGTCTCCCTTCGTGTTGACGATGATCGTATTGACCAGCTTGAGGATGTCCTTCTCGCTGCGGATGTATGCGAATGGGTTGTAGTGCATGGATTTCCGGAAGTTGATGGTGTTCAGCGATTTGATGACGTAGCCGCCCTTTTCGAGCATTTTGCCGCATTCCACCAGCACTGTACCCTTCGGGTCGGTGACAACGTATGAACTGTGCATCTGCATCAGATTTGGCTTTACAAAAAAGCGCGTCTTGCCTGAGCCGGAACCGCCGATGACAAGGATGTTCTTGTTGCGGGCGTATTTCGGCTGCTTTGGACGGCTGTTCATGGTCAGGAACTCCGTCTGCGTCAGAATGACATTGTTGGAAAACTCCGGGTCCATGTACGGCTTGATGTCCTCCGGCTTACCCCATCGTGCAGAGCCGTACTCTTCGCCCTGCCGGAACTTCTTGCGGTTCTTACCCTTGACGTAAACTGCCAGCTTGAGCAACACGCCAGCCGACAGACCGATGAGCAGATCAACGGGATGAAAGCTGGGAAGCGGATTTGCAAAGGCTGTGCCGAACACGGCAAAGCCGTTTGTCAGCTTGTCGATGAACTCTGTGCCGGGAGCGAGACGAAATACGGCGGCAATCTTATCCGCAAAGTAGAAGGCGAAGACATACGGAAGGTTCAGAAGAATGAGCTTCTTCATATCGGGTTTGTTCACAGCTCCACACCCCGATCCTTGGTCTTGACCTTGACTTTCTCTTTGTGCTGTGCCTTGCTCTGGGCTTTCTCCTGATCCAGCTTGTGCCGGATGGACGGCTGTTCCTTCTGCTTGACGGTTTTTGCGGAGAACTCCTTGAACGCGGCGGTCATAACATCAACATCTCGTCCCTTGAAGAAGACAAGATAGCTGGGCGGCTCAACGGAAACGTCCTTCTTGAGCGCAAAGTCCAGACCGTATTTACTGGCTGTTCGCTCAAAGGACTTGATGTTGCCGTCCGTCACTTCGATGTTGGAGATGGCGGCGTTCTGGCTCATCAGATGCTTGATGGACTGCTTGCCGCGATAGGTTTTTGGCTGCTGCATCTGCTTCTGCGCCTTCTCAATCTCCTGCACGAACTTGTCCAGTGCCTTTTTCAGCACCTCGGCTGAGATTTTGCCGCCCTTGATCATGATTGCAACAACTTTGGTGTTGACTTCATCCTGCATTGCAGTGATACCTCCTTTCCTTGAAATGATTGAGGGAATGCTGCCTCAGCTAAGGCGGCACAATCCGGCGACAGATGATTTTCATTTACACTGTCCTCCTTTCCGAGCATTGCTCACGATGGTATTCATTAAAGAGTGTCTTCGCAAAGGCTATAATCGTAGGTCTTCGGCTTCTTTGACCCTGCCGATCTGTCCTGCCCGTAGAAATCATGATTGACGAGCGCGGAGTAGTAATTGTCTATCGTCAGAGAGGCGTTATACAGAGCGGTCAACAGGTACGCCCGGATATTACGGATGTCTGACGGGTTCTTGTTCATTGCTTCCAGAACGTACTCTATGTGGCTGCTATTCAGCTTGAGAAAGCGGGACTTAACCACTTGCTGCGGCATATCCTCGCCATTGATACGGATGGTCGGAGCGGTAGAGCAGACGGCATCCAGCATGATGTCCATGATCTCCCGGAAGCGGTCTTTATCGAACTTCGGATCCTGACAGAGAATGTTGTAGTCAAGATTCTCTTTGATAATCTCTTCATACTCGCTTCGCTCATCCATCCTGTCCATCACATCAAGATTGATGGATTGATAGTTCTTTGAGAGAGTATTTCTTTCTTGTGTAATTACTTGGATAGTATTTCTTTGTGCGGGATTTTCCCTATGGGGATTCTCCACGTCTGGATTCTCCACATCGGGATTTTCCCTGTGTGGATTATCCCTGTGTGGCAAACCGGCTTGCGGCATCTCATAGATGTCGAACTCCGTGCTGACCATTCTGCCCTTATCATCTCTGCCACGGTGACGGACAAGGTAGCCGTTTTCCTCAAGCTCCTTGAGTGCCGAAAGTATGGCGTCGGGACCTTCCTTGCAGAGTGCTGCAAGACCACGGGTGGAGAACTGCCAGCCGTCGTTGAAGGACAGCATCTTTGAGAGAAGACCGACTGCTTTGAGGGAGAGGTTCTTATCTCTCAGGTGGGTATTGCCCATGACCGTGAAGTCACGGGTTTTATTGACGCGATAGACTGACACATGATCACCCTGCCATTTCCGTAGATACTTCAACGCCGCAGATTCCAAAGTAGCGGATGCGGATGACGTTCTTGCCCTTCGGGGTGAAGTAGGTCTGAGAGCCGGTATAGCGGAAGGTCACGAAATCCCGGACGATGAAGAGTCCTTCGTTGCTCTTCTTGTTGTAGGGAAGAAGCTGACCGGAGGGAGAGCGGAACAGATACCCTTCGTTAAGCAGGAATTTGACGAACTTGCGCTCCGGGATTTTCAGTTCCTTCGCCGTGGTGCGAATGTTGGTGCAGTCATCTGGATTGACGAAGACGTCAAAGTAATCGGCTTTCGGTCTTGCGATGCCCAGCTCCGCTTCAAGGGCATTGGCGCGATTCGTTTCCTTGAGCAAGGTCTGCGCAAGCTCTATGATGACCGCCGGTTCCTTCTGAATGCGGTCCAGCAGGGATTCCGTCATGTAGCAGCCGGTCTTGCGGATCATGGGAACAACCTCATCGAACAGCCAGTGTTCAAATCTTTCCGCCGAGGGGAGTTTGCTATGGACAATTAGCCTGTAAACATCACCCTCCGTAATGTAGGAAAGGGACTGCGTACCGCCGCTCGTAAGGGTGTCCCGTTTTAGGACACCCTTGCAATGGTCAATAATTGCCTTGCCGGGTCTGGCATATCCCAATGCTCTTGCAACATCTGAGCCGCAGAACAGAAGTGTTTCTCCGTCGAGGATCGTCCTCACCTCACCGAACTGTTCATTCTTGAAGACTTCGATTTTGTTATCCATGACAGGTTTCCTTTCCGGCATCAGATGTGCCACTTTGATTTTTGAGTGTAGAAACGGGATTGCAGCAGTAGGGACACTCTGCAAACACGCAGGACTGATATTTCCAGTGAGGACGGTGAAAGCGGCAGCTTCGGCACTCAGGGAGAATGCCATCCGCGCCGCTGTCAAAATGCTCAAAGCCGGGTATGGTCTGCATCAGCAATTCCAGTGCTTGCAGATCACCGGCTGTCATGCGTTTCATGCTTAAAAACTCCTTTCCTTCGCCGCATCGCCAGCAAATATTCCGGCTTTTGGGCAACAAAAAAAGAGGGTTTGCTTCTTACTCCAAATTGGAGAAGAAACAAACCCTCTTCGTTTACGATGTAGTTCAGATGATTTCTCGGATGGTATGAATGACACCGAGCAGCAGCCCGATGAAAAAGGCAAGTCCTCCGATAAGACCGCCTATGATTAAGTTCAATGCGAAGATGCCGACTGAGCCGGAAATACCGTAGCCGCTGGGAACGAGCCAGAGGCACATCCTCCGGATGCCGAACGGCAAACCGACGCAGATCCACATAAGGAAGTAGTCACATACGCCGTCAGGCATATAGATCGGCTTGAGAAATGACGCGAGGCAGAACGCAAGCGCGATTGGAAGTACAACCTCCTTCAAGAAGACTTTGATAGCACCCAC